CTACAAGAGCGCCCCTCTGCTCTAGACCGCATCAACGTGCGCCGTCTAGTCATCTACCTCAAGAAGCAAATTTCCATCCTATCTACACAGATTCTCTTCGAGCAGAATGTGCAGGCAACTTGGAACCGCTTCAAGGGTCTAGTCGAGCCATTCCTAGCCAACGTCAAGGTTCAGTTCGGTATCTCTGATTACCGCCTCATCCTCGACGAGAGCACAACAACCCCTGACATAGTTGATCAAAACATCATGTATGCCAAGATCATGGTCAAACCAGCCCGCGCCATCGAATACATCGCAATTGATTTTGTGGTAGCTTCTACCGGCGCATCATTCGACGATTGATAAACGGGGGCTTTTGCCCCCACCAACTACTTATTTGTGAACATAGGAGAACTTAACAAATGCCATTCTGGTCAACCAACTTCGGTCAAGATACAACACTAAAAGATCCAAAGCGTAAACATCGCTTTACTGTGGAGTTCCAAGGAATCAACGCAGCCCAAGGCGGCGCGCTCCTTTGGTACGCCAAAACAGCCACAAAGCCCGGCTTCAGCGTAAATGCTACTGAGCACAAATACCTTGGTCACACTTTCTACTACCCAGGAAATGTAACTTGGGAACAAGTAACAGTCACTCTAGTGGATCCAGTTGACCCAGATGTTACTGCCACTTTTGCCGACATTATGGTTGCTTCTGGCTACACCCCACCGACCGATGCTAACTCCCTAGGCACTGTCTCTAAGGCAAAGGCTACAGGCGCTCTTGGAACCGTTCTAATCACCCAGCTTGATGGAGACGGCAACCCAGTAGAGTCTTGGACCCTATGGAACGCATTCATGACAAGCCTAAAGCAAGATGACCTTGACTACACAAGTGACGAACTATCTACAACAACCGTAGAACTTCGCTTTGACTGGGCAAGAGTTGAGACACTCAACAACTCTTCTGCTGTCAACGGTTCCGGTGGCAACGAATTCTTCAAAGCCTAATAAGACAATAACTAAACGCGAGGTGTAAATTGTCAAGAAATCAGGATCGCCTAGGCGGCGCTCAACAGCCTGACACGAGCCCTCCACCCCAACAGGGTGGCGGGGGTTTCTCGTTCGTAGTCCCCACAGAGTTTGTGGATCTGCCCTCACAGGGGCGCTTCTATGCACAGGGACATCCGTTACACGGACAAGACTCTATCGAAATCAAGCAAATGACTGCTAAAGAAGAGGACATTCTCACTTCGAGAACACTCCTAAAGAAAGGCGTAGCACTTGATAAACTAATCGAAAGCCTTATCGTGAACAAGGCGATCAACCCTTCTACATTACTCATTGGTGATCGCAACGCAATCATTATTGCTGCTAGAGTCTCTGGCTATGGTAATGATTACAAAACCAGTGTTCAATGCCCTGCTTGTGAAACAAAGCAAGACTATGGATTTGATTTGAACGCAGCTAACATCTTTCATGGAAAAACAAGAGATGATTTAGAGGTTACAGATAATGGAGACGGGACAATAACCTGTATTCTGCCGAGAACACAAGTCTCAGTTGTCGCTAGACTCCTGACAGGTCGAGAAGAAAACATGTTAACAAAACTAAATGACTCCCAGGGCGTGATCACATCCCAACTTCAGTCTCTGATAATCAGTGTTAATGGGGATTCTTCACAACAAGCAAGAACTTATGTTGCCAATAATTTACCATCGTCTGATTCTCGTCACCTAAGAATGGTTATCAAGATGGCTACCCCCAATGTTGATTTGACACAGCACTTCTCTTGCTCTGCTTGTGGGCACACACAAGATATGGAGGTGCCGCTCACTGCGGACTTTTTTTGGCCTGACCGATGAGTACAACGAGGGAGTTTATGAAGAAATTTTCTTCCTCAAGTATAACGGCGGTTGGAGTTTTTCGGAGGCTTACAGCTTGCCTCTAGGGTTGAGAAGATGGTTTGTTCAGCGGACCATTAAACAGCTTGAGATGGAAGCTGAAGCAATAAAGAAAGCTTCAAGTGGTAAGTCAAACTCAAATTATCAAGAATTGACCCCCTCCAATCAGCCATCTATTCCAAAAGAATATGCCAGATAGACTTGGGCTCCTTCGGGAGCCCTTGCTTTTTGCATAGATGGCTATTTATAGGGAGAGGTAACCCCAGTGCCGGATTCTACACAAAGCCTTAAATTATTACTAGATCAGATAATAAGTTCTGGCGGTGAAGCCGCCGCCATAACCAAAGAACTGGCGAAAGCGCTTTCTGATGTTTCTGCTGCAAAAATACAAGCGCTCCGCGACGAAAACCAACTCGCTGCTCAGATAGAGGCAGCAGCGGCAGCCCGTGAACGCCAGATTGGATCCATAAAAGCCTCTGCTCAGGCATTATTAGAAGAAGCGAAAGAGACAAGAGACGCGGCTATAGCTATGGGGGACAAGAACAGGGCAGATAGAGAAAGCATAGAGGTTTCAAAAGCCAAAACTGAAGCGTTGAAAGCAGAAAGAGACGCTGCACCCACCGCTGATGAGAGAAGAAAACTCTCAGAAGACATAATAAAACAGACCCAGGAGACTGAACGTCTCACCTCGGAATTAGACAAGCAAGCTAAATCTTTTGAAGAAGTCAAAAATCAAGCAGGACAATTTGCCGACAATCTTATTCAGATAGGCTCTGGAGACATCCTGGGCGGATTAAAGAATGTTGGAAAGCAAGTTGCAAATATTGGTGGTAAACTTGCAAAAGATAAGTTTGGACCGATGTTCCAAAAAGCAGCAAGTTCTATGAGCAGCGCAGGCGGTGCTGCGGCTAGTGGCGCGGGAGGATTCTCGGCGATGGCTTCTTCTATGGCGGCAACAGTGGGAGCAGCTGGACCTCTCATAGTTGCAGTTGGTGCGATAGCTGCTGCTCTTGTTGCTCTAGCCGTTGTTGTTGGAATAGGCGTCAAGATTACAAAACTTGCCGTAAATGTTGCAGACATGCGGCGAGAGTTTGAAAAAACAACCGGTTCTAGTTACGAATTTTCTCTATCCATAGCTGCCTCTACGGAAAAAACGCGCCTTTTTGGTGCTTCTGTTAAAGACACCCTGGCAGCGTCTCAATCATTAAGCGAAGCCTTTACAGATTTCAACAGGCTAGCGCCAGAAGTTGGACAACAGACAGCAGTCAACGCCACATTGATGACCAAACTTGGAATGAGTGCTGGTGATGTAGCGAAATCATACCAGAATCTCAATAAATCATTCAACCAAACAGCGGCACAGTCCGACAGGACTATGAGAGAATTACAAGCTCTCTCACAAGACATTGGAATCGCTCCTGCCAAAATGGCTTCTGATTTTGCGGGGGCTGGTCCTCAATTGGCTAAGTTTGGTTCTCAAGGCGTCCAAGCGTTTAAAGATCTAGCAGTTGCTTCTAAGGTAACAGGTTTCGAGGTAAGCAGGCTTCTATCAATTGTAGACAAGTTTGACACATTTGATGGCGCAGCAGAACAAGCAGGTAAGCTAAACGCAGCGCTTGGAGGCAATTTCGTCAATGCAATGGAGTTGGTGACCGAGACAGATCCTGTCGGTCGCTTCAACATGATCCGTGATTCTATTTTGGATGCTGGTAAGTCTTTTGACACCATGTCCTACTACGAGAGAAAATTCTTTACTGAAGCTGCCGGCTTACAGGATGTTGGCGAGTTGGCTCTTATGTTGAAGGGGGACATGGATTCTCTAAATGGCGAGATTGATAAAAACTCGGCGAGCTACGAAGAGGCAGCTAAAAGAGCAAGAAACTTACAATCATTTCAAGAATCTCTAACAAAAGCATTTGAGGCTATGATTCCAGTAATTACACCTCTTGTCGAATTCATTGAGGAATTCGGAAAATCATTAACAGAAAATGTTGCCGGCGATAAAGCAAAAGGGTTGTCAGCTATTGCGGTAGCTTTTAAAGAAATAGGTAATCAAATAATCCCATTAATAAAGCCATTTACAGAATTAATCAAATTGATGTCAGATCCGGCATTTGGTGAAAGCTCTTTTGCCGTCTCGATGCTATCTCAATCTATAAAAGGACTACTAGGAATATTAAAGATAGCGATGCAACCTATTTATGCGTTGGTAGATGGTCTTCGGATCGCGATGCTCCTTTCTCAAGGAAAATTTGCTGAAGCGGGCGACGTTCTGAAGGATTATTTCTTGGGCTACGCCAGCGCTGGGGCTGATGTTCTTAGTCTCACCAACCCCGTTGTTGGCGTTGCGAGAGCAGTAGCCGCTCCAACAACAGCCGAAGACATCAACGCCGCTGCCACCGGTCGCGCAGCCGCTCCAGTCTACGCAACCAACAATGCGATGAGTAATGCTGTCACAAATGCTACAAATAGTGTCTCAAACACCTATCACCAACAAGGGCTACAAGGAGTGAAGGTAATTATGGACGGCAGAGTAGCTGGTCGCCTGCAGAACGCACATGCAGCAAGAGAAGCTGCTACCACATAGGAGTAATAAATGAGCTTTAACGTAACAAGGTATAAAAAACCAACCAATCAGGATGGTAAACAGTTGCCCGATACTCTCGTAGACGGCAGTGACTATTTAGCAAACGAAAGAGAATTGGTTATTTCCTTTAAGCACGTCCCTTCAAAAGAGGCAGTGTCTTTCAAAGCATTCATAACGTCATTTAACGAAACTTACAGTTCAAACTTCAACCCTACTGTAACATACGGTAGGACCGACCCAATTTATCAGTTTTCAAACACTACTAGAGCAATCTCTTTGGGCTTTAGCGCCCCGGCAGCAAGCGAAAGCGAGGCATACGAAAACCTTATGAGAATCTCAAAACTAGAAAGATTCTTATACGCTTCTTACACCAATTCAGATGTTGCTAACACGATTACTCAGGCACCGTTGATTCGTCTAAAAGTAATGAATCTATTACAGAACTCAAAATTATTAAAAACAGCAGAAGGTGAGAGGGAGATCTATAGTGCCTATACTTCAGATAGTAACCCTGACCAGGGGCTTCTTGGAGTGGTTACTAGTCTTACAGTTGATCACAACCTACAAGATGATAATGGTGTGTTCTATAAACAAGGAACCAAAAACACAATTTTACCAAAACTAATTACAGTTCAGGTCAGTTTCTCTCCAATCCACGAAGAGACCATAGGGTGGAGAGATCAAGAAGCAATAAATTCTATGTTCCCTTATGGCGCAATCGAAGACGAAGACCGCAGCGCTATTAGAGGTAATAAGAACCAAAGAGAAGAAGCAAATAAAAGAAGTTCGCTTTACTTACCAAAAACATCTACATTTAGAGAACAAGTTGAAAAGGAAAAAGCAGAAGAACAAGCAAGAAGAATAAGACAACAACAGTTTGATAACGCAGAGGCTCGCTACGGCGGTGTCTTGGGAGATCTACGACTTAATAGAGATGAGAGAAGAATGGAAAGGGGTAACCAAAGAGCAGCCAACAGGCTACAAGATTTGGCAGATGTTTCAGACTATGAAGCAGGCTCAGGGCAATTTGAATTTGACGAGGGCTTATTAGAATGAGCGACATTAAAAATTTTACATCACAAACGATCATAAACGACATAGACTTCTACAGAGAGTTGCGTGAACGCAGAGGTCTAAAGCAAATAGAACAATTTACAACACCACGTTTAAGGCAGCCATCAGTCTCCGACAGAATAAGACTCAAGACTTCTACGCACATCTGGAAATACGGAGATAGATTCTATAATCTCGCACATCAATACTATGGCGACACCCGCTATTGGTGGGTTATCGCTTGGTGGAATGGCATTCCTACAGAAGCTGAAGCAAACACGGGTGATGTGCTTGAGATACCACTAGATTTAAGTGAAACTCTTTTGGTCTTGGGGGCGTGATAGATGGCTGATGAATTACCTACAAAATGTCAGGTCACTGGAGTTGACAATGCTGACACCGCTGGACAAATAAAAGATTTTATTGATAAAAATTGTGCTGGTTTAATAGAAGCAAACGAGTGTGTTAGAGATTCTTCTCTTTTGGCTGGAACACAGATTGCGAATTTAATCGAACTTCTTAAGGACGAAAACTTGGAAGGCGTCTACTTGGGTGCCGAAGTATCTGGTCGCCGCCCCATAGATGTCCTAACATCAGCTTATAATAAAGAAGTCCGCGATGGGGGCGGGTCGTCCGCTGGGCAGCCGAATGATATAATCAAGGTTTTTGAATCAATTCATCGCGCTATCACCTCCTTTAAATATGATCCAGAAGCAGACTTAGATAGCGAAAAACAGTCAGCAAACTCAATTTACTCATCACTTGAAAAAATAGATCCTTTTTTACAAGCATTAAAAAAAGCAGGCAAAGAAGACGCTTTTATTGTAAAGAAAGCATTGTCCGAAAATCCTCAAAGTATCACCATAGATGACTTTGAGTATAACCCAGAAAACTCTATTTTCATAACGATAGAAATGTTGTTTGTGCTTATTAAGCCAAATTTAGACAAATTGACAAATTGTGCAAAACAAATAGGCACTTTTTTTGTCGAGTATGAAGACGAACTAAACAATCTGACCGGCGTCGCCGTCGCAAGAGGTTCTACAACTATTGCTGGACAAGTAGCCAGTGCTCTGCCATCAGAAGATAACGCTAAAGCAGCAGCCAATTTGTCTCAAGACCTCGCGGAAACAGCAAATGCTTCAGGGAAATCTATTTCTTTTGCAAGTTCTGGATTTCCCCAATTCAACGACAGTTGTTTTCTATTATCCAACATTGTAAGTCTAGCAAAATTTAAAAAAAACATGAACCCTGTGAGGCTTCCCTATGTTGACAGTCTAGATTCAAACTTGATGCCAATTTGTGATCTCAAAAATGCTGACCATCCTCCTGAGAGTTTCTATAGAAACTCAAACTCTCCGATTCCTATGGATGGGGAATCCTTTGCTTTTATAAATGATTTGACAAAAGCAGAACATTTTTCAGAAATGTTTAATCTGACAACCGATAAGATTTCGGCTCTTGTGCCGAGCGTTAGATTGTACAAAGTAATAACCGACAGTGAAGGAAAGGATGTGGATAACATAGAAATTCAGTTTGATGCTAACCCTTCTGTTGAGTCGTACAAGGATGGAGACAAGAATGTAAGCGCTCTGGATCTATTCAACAATGGTTCTAAGAGGGGCATGGGTGTTGGATTAAAAAACTTTACATTTGAATTTAGAGGCTCAGATCCATTTTCTATTAAAAAAGATATTCGAGCAACTTTGGGAATACACACAACAAGCTTTAACGACTTAATTATAGAAAGAAAGGGCAAAGGAATGACTTCTGGTAAAGAAGCTCGTTATAGTTTTGCAGAGCTTGCCCTTAAGACAGGAAAAACCCCTGAAGAATTTAGAAAAAAACTACCAACCATCCAACAAGAAAACCTTGATAAGCTTAACTTTAGGTTAAAGGCTGTAGTTGGCTGGGCAGTGCCAATGAAAACCTCTCTGTCTTTTACAAAATCAGAGTTCGATGCGATTAGAGACTCTTATATCGTTTTGAATTTAACCCCCGTTACTCATGAATTCAATTTTGGAGAGCAGGGTCAAGTAGATTTTAATATACAATTCTATGCCTATATAACTGATTATTTTAATAATCCCACTTTTAACATTTTTAGTGATTTTCAGATTGAGTCTAATAGGATTGGAAGAAAACTTCTTTACAATTTCTTAAATAAAGTAAACTGTGATAGTGAAGAGTTATCACAAATTAAAAAATCCGATTCTACAGTTATTGCAGCAGAAAAAGTTTCAAGCTTTAAGACGATCATCTCAAGTCTAAAAAGTAGAAAAAAGCTATATTTTTATAACCTCACTGTTGATCAGATATCAGAATTTGTAAGAAATGGGTTTATAAAAAATGCGCCCACACCATCGCAGACTAAAGATAATAGTGTTGATAAGATAAACGAATATTTTGAAACTATTGTTAGCTCGACAGAAGGGATCAGCGAAGAAGATAAGAAAAATTTAAAGTTCTCTTTATCTGCCGCAACCTCTCAAAGAGGGGAAGTTAGTTTCTTCTTTTTAACAGATCTGTTAGATGTGATAATGGACAATATTGATCGCACACTTGATAAGATTTCTACACAGTTACCAAAAGATAAGCAATTTTTGAATTATTTTGATTCGATCTCCAATCAGGGCTACGACATTTCTGAAGGGTTAAAACAGGATTTCGGAGTCTATCTTGAAGACGGAACGCTTGGGTTAGCCAAAAAAGAATTCCTAAGACTTAAAAAATCTAAAGAACAATTTTCAAAACTAAGAATCGTTTTAGGTCCAACAGAAATTGTAGATCCATTTGATTCCTCCAAAGTAGTGTTTTGTTCTCTCGGAGACATACCAATTTCTTTGAATTTTTTTGTTGACTTTATGAGTTCCAAAGTTTTGTCTAGCGAAGAAGTCTACTATCCAATAAACAATTTTATCAAAGATATCACAAGTAAATTACTCAGAAACTTCCTCAACAATGATTCCTGCTTTGCATTCCAGAACAAGCAGAAAGTTCGAATCTACTCTTCTGTTATTACAGCGTTTAACAAAGAAAAAAATGATGGCTCAAATGTTGATCAAATAACAAAGTATATGTTACCAAGCGGAAATAGAATAAATGCTAAAACTTTTCCAATTAAGCCTTTGTTGAATGTATCTGGACCAAGCCGGAGCCCAGTTGTTCTCACAGAAAACAATAGAGAATATAATTATTTTATTTTTTACGCTGGAAGATCTTATCCAGTTGATAAGATGAGGGGTAACGAAGCAGAAGATAATAAGAGAGGAATCTTTCACTATATTCAAGGAAAAGATAGAGGTATTGTCCAGACAATCAATTTACAAAAAACCGATTTGCCGGGTCTCAAGGAGTTAAGATTTGAAAAAGAAGGGTTTGATGGTCTGACACAATTAAGAGAAGTCTATAATGCAAGTGTGACTTGTTTTCTAAATGTTCAGACATTTCCTGGCACTTATATCTATGTAGATCCAAAGGGGTTCATCCCAGAATATCAAAAACCTCAAGACTTTACACAATTTGGAATAGGAGGTTATTATATGGTCACTCGTTCTGAACACACAATAGAGGCAGGAAATGCTCAAAGTATTATTACGTCTAAATGGGTAGCAGACACAAATGGCGTTGCTAAAAATGAAGAAGGTTCAGGAAAAGTAGACAGAAAACCCGATAAACAAGTCAAGTGTGCAGTAAAAACCCAAGCAAGAAAAGAGCAAGCTAACGCCACATCTAACCCTGAAACTAATGCGGTGGACAATATCAATAAGAGAAGCGGCGGGACAGGACATACACATGGCTCAGCAGGTAAAGCATAATGTCAACATTTTACAAAGAAAACAACAATGAAACCTCTCTGGAGTTATTTAATAAGAAGCTTGTCTACAAATCTGATGTTTTGAGGACAGGTTATCCAAATCTTATAGATTTCAACTTTGCAGAAAAAGCGCTTTATGGAAAAGTAGGTAGGACCTATGTTCCAATAACTGCTAATCCAAGCTTGGTTAGGTTTAAGGATTTCATAAGCTCAGGTAATCCAAGACAAAACTTGCAGGCAATAGGGTTTGTTGTGGATGCATTTGAGGCTTTAGCTCAACAATTTAAGAAAGCAGAACAATCAGGCAAAATTTATTCTAACGATCCTAATCTTACTAATCTAAAAGTTTATAAAAGTTATAAATCAAATAATATTAGTTATGAAGAATATCAAATTAATTTCATTAAAGCTTTAAAGACAAATATGAATATTAATAATATTCATAATTTTCAAACATTCATAAAAGAACTCCTAGCTACTGTTAGTATTGTAACAAGAACTTACCCGTTGTCAATGCCTGCTTACACAAAAAGTAAACTAAATAGCCTGACCAATAGTGGGCTTGCTCTTGAGATTGCTGATGCACCCTATGATAACGATGA